AATCGTTAAATCAGACGCGGAATTGGCCTCCATTATTTGGTAAATCCCATCGATGCCTGGGCTGATTGATCCTGTTATTTTAATAAAATCAAGATCATTAATGTTCCCTGATAATGGCCCTGAAAGAATTAATCTAACGTATCCAGAATCGTTCGTATAACTTGAAATTGTTATGTATGGATCTAATAAATTATTAGGCCCTAATGTGCAAAAAAGTTGATATACTATTGGCAAGTGAATACAGGACCAATTTACTTGCCCTATGAAATGCTCATCTGATGGCGCTCCTGTAGGATTTGATGGATGATAAATTATAGGGCAATCCTGAATCCATTTTAAATCATTCCCTCCGGAATAAAAAGGATTTATTAAAAAGGTGTTTGTTGTCGCTGAATCGACATATCCAAACACATTATAATCTTCAATATTACATTGAATATGGATAAGACTTCCATTTAATAATCCATGAGCGATAGATTGCACCTGTGCCTTACCTGCATTATTTATAATAGCAGCCTTCATAGGAGGGCCAAATGAAAACCCAAATGGTCTTTGGAATATAGTCACCGCCATGAGTTCTTAATCATATTTGTAAACTGTCTATGAAAATCTTTCCACACTTCCGCTTTAATTTCTTCGACCACTTTATCCAATGTATCGGAATAAACTTTCCGTCCTCCTTTTTTAAATGTGGCATCTCCTTCCTTATTGATCTTATAGCGAAAGAACTTGGCTAACTGTCTTTGCTTAACTGGTGATTCTCCTGGAAATTTGTCTTGTACCCATAAATCAATATTATCCAGGAAATTACTTGTCTCAGATGACTGGCGTGGACCGCGTCCTGTTTCAATATATGGCGCACCAAAGATGATTAGTGTATCCACATTATTTTTACTTGTGACTTCAAAGCGCGTAAGATCCCTACTTTTACCTGATACGGATATTTTATCAATATCGCCTTTGACAGCCTGAACTGCAATGGCTCCATATGTTTGCAATATTTCAACTATTGTCTCCATCGTCATCACAAACATCTGTTTTGTCTTGTGAATCTAAATTGAATTTGAGAGTAACACCAGTGAGGCAATCTGCCGCCATAGTCTTGATGAATGGTTCCCGCTTTATGCCTTTTATTGTTGTGGTTTTGTATCCAGCAATCAGATTATTATATTGATAGATGAGCTTTTGGGCCATGTTGTCACATGAATCAATAAGCGATTCGTAAACTTCCGGTAATGAATCAAGTTTGTCAATCTTGCAAATTCGTAATAAAATTGGAACGGTATCAGATGGGATGGTATTATGCGGTAATTCGGTTGAAATCGGAGCGTTCTTTATAGTTTCAAACAGGACATGGGGATAGGTTTTATTTGGTAGTGCGTTCCAATCTGAAAGCTGACCGAAAGAAAATTCCACAGCCGGACTTATGGCTTCGCATCCTTTTCGAATGAATTCTCTAATTTCAGTGCGTTTCATTTCTTTATCTCAGAATACTTTCTATCGACATGATATTGCCATGCGATATGGGTTAAATTAAAATTCACTTCTGCTACTGACCATTTGAGTATCTCATTTCTATTGAACGGAGTTTTCTGCTCCATGAATAAAAGCGTATGGTAAATGCCAAACGCTTTAGCAAGACGATCATAGCCAGCTTCAATTTGTTGAGATGTGTATCCGCCTGGCGGAAGTGCGGTTTTATGTTTTGTTTCAATACGGTTAACTTCACTAATGTAAAATTTCCTATGGCCATGACCTCCATACATGGCAAATCAAGGAATTTAGGCGCTAATTTTTCTGCTTCTTTCCATGCATTTTCTTTCGTATAATCCACGCAATAAGTCGCAATCAATAATGGATATTTTTCAATTGTATTTAAATGATTGGCCGACGTAGCTAACTCTCTCTGAATGTCCCCATACTGAGCGAACGTTTCCATTTCGAGGTCTTTCGGAATCGGATAGCCTAATACTTTTTTAGGAATTATGTATTGAGGCTCTATATTCACGAAGGAAAGCGCCTGAATGATATTTGAAAGATTTTCAATTTTTGATCGCCGTAGAATGATCCCCTCAATCCCGAGCAATACTGACAGTATTTCAACAGGATCATTCCCACATGGAATTAAGGATAGAAATGTTCTGAACGTTATTTGTTCATAGGATACAGGAATATCCTTCTCTGTTTTAATTCCATTTAACGTTATTTGTATTTTCATCTTAATGAAAACTCACAATAGGAGCCGAGTATTGATTTTTCAAAGATATTGCAGCATATCGCGCCGCATCCATCAGATCGTCGAATGCTTTGACCGGTTCGTCTATTGGTAAGCCGGTAGTAGGTTTAATTTTCCATTTATATCCTCTCATTTCTTTTTGAAAGTCAATTGAATCTCTATGCACAAATATAGCATGAGAGCGGATAAAATCAATGCCGTCCTTTACCGAGCCCTCATATTTCTTAGTTGGATAGGCATTAATCCCCGCATTAACCAAATCCTGAATAATCTCTGGACGAGCAGAATCACACCATACATATTTGTGTTTTACAATTGGTTTGATGATTTGAATGAGATCTGCTGTTGTTAATTGGCTTTGATATAGAAATTGTTCAAAGTATAATTCCTGCTCATTAATGGTGCATTTTACTAAGGCATTTGGATGAGTGAATCCGAAATCAAGCCCAAAACAATGATCCTCATATGGGCAATTGTCATATAATTGGAAGCCCTGATAAACAGTAGATTGGCTCGTTCCTCGTTCGCCTAATCCATATACCTTCCAAAAGTTCTCGTCAATATCTTTTAATCTTTCTATTTCATTAATTTGGGCTTTTGAAAGGAAGGGATTGTCTTTGTAGGTAGATGGGATAAACTTACAATCCTGCCGGGGAAGCACCTCGTCATAAATCCAATGGAATTCATCCGCTGGGTTCCAATCAATGATTATCGTTTCTTTTGTCCTTAGAATCAATTGCCTCCAAGTATCCAGGGTGAGTAAATTAGCTTCATTGACAAAAAGAATATCCCTGCCCGGTCCCCGAACTCGCTTCGCATCATCGACACTAAAAAACTCAATATATCCCCCCAGCGGGTATTCATATAGCTGATCGGTCATATTATGTTTTCCGGGGTTATATTCCCCCTTTGTCTCCATTAATTCGCGCCAATCACGGATTACCCCCTTTTTGAGGTGAGGTAACGAAACTGATGTAATGGATATTGATTTGCTGGCAGTGAAGGCGATACTGATGAGGACATCGGTAATCGAATAGGTCTTTGTTGACCGTGTGCCGCCTTGATTTGCTATTATACGGTAACCTTGTTTAATGGCTCTTACCGTTTCCCACGCTACTTTTGTTTTTGCCAACCTGTAGTTCATCCCAGGATATGTCCGGAGTTTCCCATGTTATTTTAATCTCTTGCTGTACTTCCCCTGAATGTTCATTTTCAATATATTTTAGTTTAGGGGCAGCGTAAGGTAACACTTCGGCAATGAAATCAAGTTTTTCACGGGGTTTGAGTTTATCAAAGCTATCTTGAACTGAATCAATATTATCTTCCAGAAATTTAACGATAGCCTGCTTCACTTTCATCGAAGTTCTATTAAGGGTTCCTTTAGCTTTACCTGGATTCCCAGCAGCAAATAATTTAGTAGGCATTTTCTCGTATTTTACCAAATTGAAATGTGCGCACAATTTTTTCTAAGCTGAATAGCTGATACTGTTGAGTGGGTAGACATACCAATCCCTTAATAGCAACAAAACCCGGACTTTTAGTTTGCCTATCCCGTTGCAACGGAGCTAAACATTAGCCGGGTTTTGTTTTTGAATCACTCTTAGGGTTATCCATTGCAACAATGTTACAAAAATCATTCCATCCCTCCAAATCAGAGATCCGGATCCGGCGTATCGTTCGCGGCCTCGGTGTTCAGGGGGCCAAATGCATCAATATCCTTTTCAGGTACGCCGACCCCGCCGCCGACTCTTTTGGCTGGCTTCTTCCCTTTGTTCTTCTTTTTGGCGATCTTCTTAGGGCGCTTTGAGATCTTCTTTGATTTCTTTTTCATGGTTTGATTGTTTTACGATACTTCCAGATTTGCAAGATGACTTGCCACTTCCCCAAACGAATCGAAAAAGAGCGGACCGCCTTACGGGGTTTGGTTCTCTTGGGCTTTTCACCCTTCAAAGTTAAAAGAGGGGAGCCGGTGGAGGTGAGGGAGGGGGTCATGCGGCTTTTTTTAATCTTGTTGCTCTTTTCTCTTTCAGACGTTCACTCAAACTAACACGACCAGTGATGCAGTCGCCATTATATTTTGGCTGGAATGCTCTGATTAGTTTATGCTCAATCTCAAATCCTAAAATTATATCCTTTTCGAGCAATGCACTTTCAAAGTTATAATAACCCAGCCTAATTGATTTATGCGAAGTGAATTGCTTGCCTAGTGCTTTATGGGCTTTTAATCTCGCTTTAAGGCTACCCGTGAATCCAATGTAAACTATTTCATGACCATCCAGAAGAAAATATAGATAGTACAGAGATCTCAGACCGTAAGGCAATCGTTTCTTTTTCATGCGATTCTTTCAACAAAAAGTTTTTTTCCTTCGGTTCTCAGGGCGAATTTTTTGTTCGACCGGTTATTAAACGTCCTGACGTATTGATAGCGGTAAAGTTTCACACCATCAGAAAGCCTCAATTTCCCGCCAATTTCAAGGCTTTCGGTATCGTAGATTGGTTTTCGTCCTGCCATGCCGGAAATGTAGGCATAAAATATTTACTAACAAAATTACAGAAATGCTTGGAGGTAATAAAATTAGTCCGTACCTATGTGTTGTCAAACGGACGGCCCGATAGCCGGAACTTAAAAACTGTCAAACTTATGGAAACGCCAATTGTAGTGCGATTTGATCGCAGAGACTTCAACGCAAAATGTAACAATCTCTTAGAGGCTGGTTATGATGAATACTTGACCGCACTTGAGGACGGGGTAACTCATTCAATCTTTACCAACACCGACCGTAACAGTGAATGGAACGGTTCCGAATCTCTTACTCCCGTCAATAATCTTGAGTTCCTGACAGTCTCAGGCGCGAACCGGCAACGCGAAAACCGGATTTAAAAACCTTAAACCCCAAAAACTATGAGCTGGTATAATTCTCCCGATGGAAACGCCCCGCGAAACTCTGAACTTCCTGAGTGCGCCGATTGTACCGAAAAAGTAACCTGCGACGATGAGCGGACGGAGTTCGGAAACATCAAATTATGTTCAGTCTGCTACGAAATACGGTTGGCTCAGGAGGAAGGCGACGAAGAAAACTACATGAACCACATTGGAATATGACACTAGACCCCCATCCATACGGCAGACCTTACTTTCACATTCCTACGGGGAAAGTGATATACCTGCAAAACGCTTATTCAGACGGTTCATACGCTGCACACTTTCAATATCAGGAATCAATGATCGTCAGGCCGGAAGATTTACGACCCCCAATGAGCGAAGAAGTAAAAAAGGATTATCCCCTTTAACCATGAAAAACAGCTATTCAGTTCAAGCCCTTGCGGTGAACACGGTCAACACTGTAAATCAGGATTCAGACCTTGGGGAAGCACTCAGGGAAGCGGAAGTAACACTAAACGCTTTGGAATTGATCGGTGAAGAAAGGCTAATTCTAGGACAAAAGGCTCTCCGTATCGCCGAATCAGTTTTGACAGATCCAGATTTTCTGGATCGTAATCCAATAGTGATACGCGAAGAATTTAGGAAACTTCTCAAAAAGTAAGAACGATATGGAAAACACACCCACAATAATCACGCAAGATCCGACACCGCGCGGACTTATTCAGCAAGGAATAGAGAAAGGATTAGACGTTGAATCCCTTTCAAAACTCATGGACCTGCAAGACCGATGGGAGGCAAACGTTGCCCGGAAAGCCTTCTTTGAGGCATTCACTAATTTTCAATGTGAATGCCCGGACTTGAGGAAAACGAAGCTTGTCGCATTCAACCAAACCACCTACAAGTATGCCCCCCTGGCCGACATTACCAGGCAAATAGGGCCGCTTTTGAAAACCCACGGCCTTTCCTATCGTTGGGAGATCACCGACACCGAGAAGGAAATAAAGGTTACGTGCCTGGTCTCCCATGTTCAGGGACACACGGAATCAACTTCGATGATGGCCAACCCTGATTTGAGTGGATCTAAGAATCCAATCCAGGGCCGGGGTTCAGCTATCGAATATTTGAAGCGTTATACCCTGGTCGGAGCGTTGGGCCTGTCCACGGCGGATTCTGACATTGACGGACGGCTTCCGGAGGTTGATCTGGACAAACTTCATAAGGAATACATGGAGGTATACAACCAAGTTATTCAGCTTGATTCAAAATTAACCAAGATGCACCCCGACAACTGGAAGACGGTGAGCGGAAAAGCTTACCTGACAGCGACCACCAAAGCCAGGGAAATTCTTTTCAACCTTCAAAATCCCGCCAAATGAAAGACTTTTTTGATGAAATAACCGACCAAACCGAATCGTTGAACTATCTGGACCAGGGGTCGGAAGCGTGGGAGGCTATCAGGGTCGGGCGGTTTACATCGTCGGAGTTCCACAAACTCATGGGAACGGCATACCGGGAAATGACGGATACCGAATTGAAGGCCCGACCCAAAACAGGCAAGGGAAGCAAGACAAGTAAAATAGCCGACCATTCAAAGATCAGCGAAACTGCCGAAACATACATTAAGCAGAAAGTTTTCGAGGCTCGCGCAGGTAAACCAAAACCACAACAATATGCGTATGCCCTTGGGTATGGCAAGGAACATGAACCGGACGCTGTGGAGGAATTTGAACGTCTGACCGGGCTTGTCTGTGTTCCTTCCGGCTTTCATGTCTACACCGATCATGCGGGGGGTAGCCCGGACAGATTGATAGGTAATGACGCTGGTCTGGAAGTTAAGTGTCCTGTCTTTGAAAAACAAATCGACTACGAAATGCTGACCGACCATTATGATTTGAAACGAATGTTTCCGGAATATTATTGGCAATGCGTTACCCTCTTACTTTTCCTGAACCGTAAAACGTGGTATTTCGCTTCATGGAGTGCGTCACTACCCGAAGGCAAACGAATGAGGAAAAGAAATATCATTGAATTAAGCTCCGATAATCAGGACATCAAAGACGACTTTGATTTGATTAATGTGAAATTGGCGGGTGCGGTGAAAAGTAAATTAGAGCTCATCAAATTACTTGATTAATTATGACTACCAAATAAAATAAAAATCATGAAAGCATTTTTGAACGACACCAAAGTCAAAGAAAAATATCTGTCACGCGTACACGCTCACGCGAGCGCAGACGAAATCATCAAGGGCCGGTATTGGGAGGACGGCAAGGGCTGCGCTGTTGGTTGTACGATCCACAGCGGCGACCACAACAAGTACGAAAAATTGCTCGGCCTCCCCAGGTGGCTTGCGTATCTGGAGGATTCAATTTTTGAAGGCTTGCCCAATGGTGAGGCAAAAGGATTCCCGGAACAATTTCTTTCTGCCATCAATGTCGGTGCGGACCTGACCCCGGTGTATCACAAGTTTATGATGTGGCTCCTGGTGGATCCGCTCCGGGGAGTCCTGCGGTTTGCTGATGAGCGTGGTGCGGTTGCGATCAAACGTATTGCTGAGCTTCATCAGCTGGAGCTCGGGCCGACCGAAGGGAGGCCCGACTATTCCGCATGGGCCGCCGCAGGGGCCGCCGCATGGGCCGCCGCAGGGGCCGCCGCAGGGGACGCCGCAAGGGACGCCGCAAGAATTTCGCAGCGCGATGAATTGCTCAGACTACTTCACGAAACCTTTTAGACTATG